CCATACTCTAATGCATGAGTTTAAATTGCGGACATTTACCTTTTAGGAGCTTTAAAAGCTTTGTGTCTTGTATATAAATATTAATGTTATAAAATGTCAAGTAAATTAGAAATTAAATAAATATATTAAAGAAAATAAATTGGGGCACCACCCCATAAGCTGTGTGGCAGTACCTTTGGAATGAGTTTGAAACTTATGTTTGAAAGTGGAGATAACTTTTTGTAGAATGCGTAGGCCTTGAGCCGATAGTGCTGGTGTAAAACGTTACCAGTGTGCAAATTGTGTTTTGAAATTAGTAATAGTAAGTGAATTTTCGCCGAAGAAGAATTACCCAAGCTGTTTGGCAGTGTTATAATGTTTTTAGATAGAGACTTCATTAAAAAGTCCTTGCAAATTTTATGATTAAGTATGGTGAAAGTTTTAAATAATAACGACCATGCTATCACAAAAAATGAAATAGGTATGTCGACCCACCTTTATAGGGAAGAAAGAGCCATGTGGAAAGCGTATGTTAGTTCTTTAGGATCTATTGATTTAGAATTTTATAAGAATGAACTTATTACTTTCCATGAGAGAAGGGATGAATTTGAGAAGAATATGATTAGAAATGCTCAGAAGCATACACGTGAATTTAATAGAGCAGATATAATGATTAATCTTGCTTCTAATTTTCCATTTCAACGTGTTAGAGCTTTGGAGATTCTTGTAGGACAGATTATGCATATAATTGAAGATTATTATCGACCTGTCTATAATCCTTTTCAGCATGATGACGATGAAGATGACGAGCGCGCTTATGTGCGCTCTGTCATCAGCGATCATATATTCGTCAAGAAGCTTAATGAACGTTTTCATATTGGAGATCCTGATTTAGATTTATTTCTTGATGCGTTTAGATTTGCTACTCTGGATAGGATTAGAAATATTAAACTTCATGTTGGGATAGATGATGTAGCTTCTTCTTTGATTAAGTTGATTGATACTTTGATTTATATTCAAGATATTATTGATGCTACTGGTTATTTAGATACATTGATGTTTAAACTTGAGTTTGATGAAGAGCATATTATTCAACATGTAGTCTTACCTTATCTTATGTCTCCTGACCTTCTGGAGCCATTAGACCTTACTAGATACGGTATAGAGCCAAATCCTGGCCCTTATCGTGAAGGAAATTATTATCAAGTTTTGCGTGATATAGATGAAGAACCCGTTTTCATGGGTGAATCTAAGTTGAAACGTAAATTTGATAGTGTTTCTGTTGAAGATGAAATGGATTCTCGTTATGAGAGTCTGTTGCACCATCAGCGTAAATCTAGTAAGAAACAAAAGAAAATACAAATTAATAAGATTATTGAAGAAGAGAAAGAAGATTTGTTAGACATTGAGTCTAATCCTGGACCATATACTACGTGGCTTAGTAATAAGTTACGTAGAAATATGGTTTGGGAACAGATGAATGTTCTAGCAAAGAGTAAGAATAAGGTATTGAGTCCTCCTGTTGTGGCAGGAGAATATCCATTATATCATACTGTTGACGGAGTTGTAAAGATGACGTGGACAGATTTTAAGTGGATTGGTGGATGTTTAATTCCCACCGAATTTGAAGAATATGTTATGACTAGAAGAGAGAAGAGAAGATCTTCTATGTCTAAAATGTATTATGAAAATTACAAACGAGTGAGAGCTAAACCTGGAAATTGCACAAATAATGATATTAAAGCTGCAGAGATTTTGAGTAAACTCAAGCTTTGCAGCGATGATTTTGTTATGTGTAGTGATGAATTGCCTTGCAGTCATTGTAAGTTATCTGATCAGACTATGTCTGATTGGTGCATTTATTATGCTGCTGTTGTAAGACATGAAGTAATTCCCAAGCCAGATGATATCTGGTTTGTTAATTACATGCTTGAGAATACACATGGTTCTCGTAGAGAGATATATCGTGTGTTTTCAAAAGTTTTTGTTATACAACCTCAGACTTCTATAGGAGAAACTGTTAGTGCTCTACATAAAGTAGCTACTGAAGGAGTAGTTATTCAGCCTGTAGAAATTTCTGGAAATACTAAAGAATATTTAAATGAAAAAGTTAAAGAAGTTAAAGGTATGCTAGAGGAATTTCCCTCCAAGCTTGCCGATAATTTTGCTAATGCTTTTAATTTAAATTCTTGGTTTAAGTCATTTGAAGGTCCCATGGGAGTGGGATGTATGATGTTAGGAGCTGCTTTTGTAGCTTTATTGCTATGGAAGTTTCCTAATAATCGTATGATTTGGCTTTTAGCTGCTTCATTTGCTGCTTATACTATAACTAAAATTAGTTTTCCTAAGATTAAGACATTGGTTGCCTCTTGGTTAACCATGTCTCCTCAGTCTGATGATAAGGAATATGTTGATGGAGTTCAAAGCTCCGTCGACATAGGATCTATGGATAACTATGTTGAGTTAGCTTATGAAGCCATTTCTTTAGGTGTTTTTGGTAAAGTGATGTATTGTAGCAAGCGCAAAGATCTTGATGAGAGATTTTGTGAAGCTGCTAAAACATCTGAAACTGTTGCTAAATTTGCTGGACGTTGTAAAGAATGGATACTTAAATGTGCTAGGACTATATGTCTCGAACTTGGAATACAGTTTAATCGAGACGTTGGTCCTTTTGCAAAAGAGTTGACAGAATTACAGCGTATTATGCATTCATTGTTGGAGAGAGTTGAAAAACGAACCTCCAACGCTATTGATGCAGAAATGTCTCGTAAATTACAAGAGTATACCCGTAAGCATAATGCGCTTGAACTTAAGATTCAAAATCTTAAAGAAGATGCGCATATACGTAAGATTTTACAATACAATCTCAGTCGCTTGAAGGATGTTAAGACCCTTGTGAGTGAGAATGGATTTAGTAAAGATGGAAGTATAGAACCTTTTTCATTGTACCTTTGTGGTGCACCTGGAACAGGTAAAACTAATCTTACGGAATTTCTTATGCAAAAATTAGCAATTAGTGTTATGGATGAAGAATCAGTTATGGATTTTATTGAAAACCCTAATAGGGTAATTTTTAGTCCAGCTGTTGGTTCACCATTTTATGACACTTATTTAGCCCAGCAAGTAATGTACTGGGCTGATATATTTTCTTCGCTCCCTCCACAGGGACAAGAAAATGAAGCTACTTTTTGGATTAATGCTTATGGATCTAATAATTTTAATCTTAATATGGCACAATTATCTCAAAAAGGGAAAATACATCTTGTAGCATCTTTATTGTATGCTGTAGGAAATAAATTTGTCTTTGATAAGCCATATTTTGATAAGTGTTTGTCTAATACTAGTGCTTTAGTTCGTCGTATTAATAGTAATGCGTGGTGCTGTGTGGTTAAACCACAGTACGCGCAGAATAATACGAAACCAACTGATTTTCCCAATTTGACAAACATTAATGCTAACTTTTGGAATTCAGTGAAAGCTAAATTTCCAAAAGATTTTGATCCTAGTGTTAAACCTGCTTGGCAACCTGAAAATCTTGCTTCTATGCCAGATGGACTTTGTTCACCTTTGTGGAGAAAATTAGATTTGGATAAAGCAGGAAATGGTTCCGGTAAGCTCAAACTCACTGATGAAGAACTAGATTATAATTTAAATGTCTGGTATTTTATTGAGTGGGATTGGGAAAACGGAGCTGCTAAGCCTGGAGGCCGTATTGTTGAATATGATGAGTTTCTCGAAATTAATAGAGATGCTTATGTCAAACATATGGCTAATCAGACTAAGGTTCAAGGTATTAAGGGCAAATTCCTTAAAGATTGTACAAAAAGGCGTTTAGCCGAATTAAGTGCACTGAAAGGGAAAGCCCAATCTGGTGAAGAAGATTTAGAAGATTTTGGTTTTGAAGCTACTGCTCTTCGTGCTGTAAAGCAAGGAGAGAAGTATAAGAAACATATGAATTTTCTCAAATCTGTTTATGATTCTGATGATGAAGCTTCTGAAATAGCTGTTAGTTGCGATAATAGCGTACATGGTGGAGTCCATGGTTCAGAAACTTCTTCTCAGTATTCTTGTCAGATGAGAGCTCAAGCAGGTAGTAGTGAAGATGAATTTTTGGAAGATGATGATGATTATTATAGCGTTACAACTCAAGTTGTTGATCCTCTTGAACTTAATATTGCTGATATGATTCCTTCTACTGAAGTCGTTTTCCATAAACCTGATGGAGCACCTATACCTATTCCTATTTGTCTCAAAGATAGAATTGATCTTGCCGCTGCTAAAACTCGAATGAGAGTGTTTAAAGGTGATGTGATTGATTATCTTCATGAGATGGATAATAGTATAGATGGAATATCAGATTATGTACGTAAGTACTATTCTGATTGTATGTTAGCTCAAGAGCGTATTCCGTTTGAAAGCTATACTCCGTCTTTTCAAGGTGATCCCTGTCATCCTTTTCATGCTATAATTGACGAAATACCGCTGAAAGATTTGCGGGCTTTTGTTAATTGGAATTTAAAGGATGATATGATGATACACTGCTTAGTTGCTAAACAGTGTTGTTCTGATGCTATAGCTGCCTTTACTTTAGCTTCTACCACTGTGTTGCGTAAAGTGACTGGTGCGTTTAAGAAGTTGTCTAGAAAGGCTTATCGTTGGTTTAATACTCCTCTTGTTCGTTCATTCTTTGACAGTTATGCTTATGGGTATGCTGTTATAGGAACTTTATTTACTTCAATTTTCGCTGTCGTTAAGATAGTGGATTGGCTTTATCCAAAAGCTGTTGAAGAGACGAAATTATTGGACGGACAGTGTAACCTTTCTTGTAAATGTGGACATGTTTCTTTGGAAACAAAGAATAAATGTGTTACTAATAGTGCGTGTTTACATGAGAGTAATTGCCCTGGACATTCCAGTGAGGATTTAATTCCAATAGGACCCGGTTTTATCAATGAGATTGGTGAAGCTCAGGCTTGTATGAATGATAACGACGCTGGATTTATGACTAAATGGAAAGGCAATATTTACAAGATTAGATTACATCGTGGTGCTGGTGATGGAGAACTAGCACAGGAGTATACTAAACATGTAGGTACTATGACTTTCCTTGGAGCTCATGTTGCGTTTACGTGTGCACATGTACAACATACTTTACAGAGATTGTGCTCAGTTCCTGGTTATAAATATTATCGTATTGGCATCTATGCCTATAATGTTCAAAGTACTATTCCTACCAAAACATATTTTCTTAAAGATTTAGAGTTTATTCCTGTTAAGGGATACTCTGATCTAGTTATTGTTAAGGTGCCGCGTAGTTCTTTGCACATGGCTTCCTGTCTTTATGATCTATTGTTAGAAAAAGATTCTAAGATAGTGAAAGACATGAAAGCTTTGGAGCATGTTAGGATTGTTATGCCACATAAACTTAAAGATGGCTCTGTCGAGAATGAAAAGCCTAAGATGAGATTTTCCAGGAAATCTTTTCCTTATGCTTTAACTCTTGACATGGCCTTTGGCGGTAAAGGTGACAGACAAACCGTCGCCGATTATCGCATTGATAATGTTGCATATATTGATAATGAAACTGTACCTGGTCAATCTGGTGAAGTTGGTTTTGTTATTGATTCTAACGTGTCTAAGTGTAATCCTATTCCTTTGTACTTTCATTGTGCTGGTGGTGGTGGTTTTGGATATGGTATAGTTCTTTATAAGGAGATGTTTAAAGAATTTTTGCCTTTGATTAAACCACATGATATTGCTATTAAACCAGTTGAAGATCGTATGCAGGAAATTTCTGCTTTAGTTACTGAATTTGATGAAGTTAGACCAAGAACTTCAGTTGATGAAGAATTGGGACCCGTTTCTCATGATTTCCAACCTGAGAAATGGATGCCCTATCATAGAGTGATTGGTTATACTTCAAAATTGCCTATAAATATGAGTACGTCTATAAAGCGTACTCTTTTATATAAGCCAATTAAAGAGAAATATGGAATGACCAGAAGACCGGCTACTTTGTTTAGTAAAGATAGCGATGTTTCTGCTATAGCGCGTCAGCACTATGGTAGTAATGTTTATCAGATTATTAATATACGTAATGTAGAGTATGTTCAGGAGAAAGTTTGCTCTTGGATTATTCGAAAATCGTCTGATATTGTGTTTACTAGAAGATTGTCTTTTGAAGAAGCTCTTCTTGGTTGTCCACAGATTCATTTAAAACAACTTCATGCATCCACTTCTTGTGGGTATATGCTTAAAGTCGTTAAGGAGAAATTAGGATTTAAGGGTAAAGGTAAGACTTGGATTTTCCCAAATCCCGAAGAATTAGATGTTGATTCGGACTTGGTTAAAGTTTTGAGAAGATGTTATGATAAAGCAATTGCAAAATTGGAATCTGGTGATCGCATATTGAATGTTTTTCTTGATTGTCTTAAAGATGAGTTGAGAAATCATGATAAAGCGATGTATCCACGTCATTTTTGTGCTGCTGATACTATTTACCTTCTTGTTAATAGGTCTGCCTTTGGTCCTTTTGCTGGTTGGATCTATGAAAACCGTTTACGTACGCCTTTTTGTATAGGCATGAATCCTTATTCGAAAGAATGGGATATTTTGTATCGACTTTTGACTGAAGTGTCAGATCTTGGTATATTTGGAGATTTTTCTAAATTTGACAAGAAACAAGTCGTGCAGTTAATGTGTTTTACACGAAGGTTGTTTGAGCGTTATTACGGTAATAGTGATCCAATTGGTAATAGGATAAGACAGTTGCTTTTTGAGGACTGTCTTAATTCCATTCATGCTGTGCCTGATGGTGATCGAGTTGCATTGTATGAATGGTTACATGGATTGAGTAGTGGTCATTTTCTTACTGCTATTATAAATAGCGGAAGTAATATACTTTCTTTAATTTGTTGTTTTTGTGATATACTTACTCAAGAAATGGGTGGATTTAATCTCGTTAGAGAAAAAGATCTACCTGTTGATGAGGTACTTGACAAAACATGTATTAAAGTATATGGAGATGATAATGCTATGACTATCCATGAGAGTATTAGTCAGATTAACTTCTATTCTCTTCAAGATTCTTTGAAGAGGTTGTGGTGTCTTGACTATACTGATGAACTTAAAGGTACTTCCGGTTTAGTACCTGCTCATCGTCCTGTTAAGGATGGTAATTTTATAGCTCGAGGGTTTAATATTACTATGCTTGATGGTGAGCTTGTCGTGCTTGCTAATTTGCGTCTATATTCTGCTCGGGAAGCAGTTGCACACGACAAAAAAGGAAATCCAGTTGGAACACAACAGAAAATTAATATATCTGTTTTGGAGCATGCAAACTGGGGACCAGACATTTTCTATGATTGGGTTTGGTTCCTGGAAGTTGAATGCAGGAAGGCTGGATTGCCATTACCGGAAATCACTGACTGGGACGTTGCCGTAAGGTATTTACGTAACAGTGATCCACCTATGTACTCTCCCCTTTCACAGTATGTGGAATTGGAATACAGTGATTTTGGATTCGCAGATAAACTAGATGAAAGGCGTCCTTTAGAGATTAGAAACCTCTTAGGGTTAGACTCCGGAAGGGAGTCGTTTTCTACAAAGTCTGAAAATGAGTCTGGTTCATCAACGAAGAATGATGAAACTAGTGAGCGTCCCACACTAGAGAATAAAGGGACCGCCCAGGCAGGAGATGAAGATGTTTTAACAAATACAACTCCTACCCCGGGTGTCGTTTGCGATACTTCTAAAACTACATGTTTTGTAGAATCAGAAAGTATCGTATCTACCACTTATAGGGCACAGTCTGTTCCAAGTGATCTCAATGTGAGGTATATGTCCATTGTTGATTACTTAGGCAAGCCTGTCCTTGTGGGTACTTATGATTATAGTTCCAGTACTACTAAGAATGCCAACTTACTAACACAGCAAGTTGGTTCTCTTTTGACCGGAAATACATATTGGGCTCACAAAATTGAGGGGTTTAATTTAATTAAAGCCACACTAGTTGTACGTTTAGAATGCAATGCTATGCCCTTTCAACAAGGGAAATTGTTGCTTCATTATTTACCGTGTGTAGCTAATTTTACAGCCGCTCAGGGCAATTGGATTAATCGATATAATATAACTACTGATTCTGTTGGTAATGGAGCTTTATTAGCTAAATACCAGCATCCTCATGTAGAATTTGATATTCGTAGAACCAATGCCACAATGCGTATCCCATATATTACGCCTGCAGATTATTATGAACTTAATAGTACTGCTACGCCGTATGATTGGGGTACTTTTTATTTGGATGCAGTCGTACCTATGGGTTCTGGCGGGACAGCTGGCACTACTGATGTTTATGTATCAGTTTATGCCTATTTTGAAGATGTTGAATTAGCTGCTCCTCTGGTACCACAAACTGGAGATGAGACTGTAGCCAAGAGATCTACCAAAGGTAGAATTGATAGAGAAGTACAAGAATCTAAAGGTCCTGTTTCTGGCAGTTTAACCCTAGCTTCTAAGGTTGCAGATAGCTTATCTGATATACCTTCTTTGGCACCTGTTGCCAAACCATTAGCTTGGGCTACTGCTGTTGGGGCAGGAATGGCTTCAATGTTTGGATGGTCTAAACCTCGTCTTACTGAAAAGCCAGCTATTATGGCAGGGCAGCAAGGCAGGTACATGGCCGTATCTGATGGCATTGATATTGCTATGCCTTTGGCTCTTACTTCTGATAATTGTATACAAGTGACTGATCGTTTTTCACTTACTAGTGAGGATGAAATGTCACTTAATTACCTATTATCATTTCCCACTTATATGGGGGATATTACTTGGACTACTAGTAATGCACCAAATACTAATCTTTATAGCTATACTGTATCGCCTACTACTTTGGCTTTTGGTTTTACTGAAACTCATACACATGTTGTAGGTTATTCTGTAGGTGCGCCTTTATTTTACCTGTCAAATTTTTTTGAATATTGGCATGGTTCTATGGAGTTGACTCTTAAATTTATTAAAACTCAATACCATAGTGGACGCATTCAGGTGACTTTTACTCCTTGTACTATCACCAATTCTATAACTACTACTAATGCACAAATGTCTATGAGAGAAATCATCGATATTCGCGAGCAGGAAGAAGTTACGTTGGTATTCCCTTGGTATGTGCCGTATAAGTATTTACCTTTGCAGTATGCAGAAGGAATGAGTAACGTTAATTTCGGGCATGTGGATATCGTAGTTCTTAATGAGTTAAGATGTCCCGAAACTTGTTCAGCTTCCATACCTATTCAGGTTTTTTGGAAAGCTGGTCCTGATTTTGAATATCAAGTTCCTACTGCTCCTGCTAATAATTTTGGTGTTTTAACTCCTCAGACTGGTGAAGAAGAGGTAGTTAATAAACCAATTTGTGAAGAAAGTATTGGTGTTGCTAATACTAGTCGTTCCAGTATGTGTATTGGCGAGCATTTTACAAACCTTAAGCAACTTTTGATGAGGTTTGTTATGCTAAGCAATATTACTACTGGTTCTGGTACAACTCTTGAATTTGCTTTTTGGCCTTGGGGAGGTGGAGTTACCACCTTATCTACTGGTGGAACTATCACCAGCGGAACTAATTACTTAGATATTTATAGCTTAATTGCTCCTATGTATGCTTTCTTTCGAGGAGGTGTTAATATGGAATACATGGCTATGAATGAGAATTCGACTGATCCTACTAATTGTGCTTTTGCATTATATGTTCCTAATTTGTTTGGGAAAGCTGGATTGACATCGTCTTCTTTGCAACCATATGCTAATAAGATATTTAGCTCTAAATTGATTGCTAACAGAAGTCTTACTGATTCTAATTTACAAGCTTCTGGAGGTTCTGCTGCATTTTGGCCATCAGCTACTACATTGCAAGCTGACATACAAAACCCAAATATAATAGTGAGGGTGCCTTATCAGAATAAGACGCCTATATCACTTTATATACCCTTTGACGGTGCAACTGCCGGCATTTTGGGCGAGAGATCTGCCCCTCCTGGCGCTGTAGCTTTGTGTTCTGTGGAATCCACGGTAGCAAATATATTTATACAGCGGTCACTTGCTGACGACTTTCAGTTTAGTTTCTTTCTGAATGCTCCCCCGTTGATGACGAGTTACACTGCCTGAGAAGGCGCTTTTTTAAGGAGACGTGAGTCTCTGGAATTTTTACGCGATTTTAAATGGTTATTTATATATACCCGCGGTTTAAGCACCCGTGATCGCATGATCATTAGAC